ATCCGTGACCCAGAACCTTCGCCCCCATGCCCAGAGCAAGAGGAGCGACCATCGGCGCGTCCCTAAGAGCCTTAGACCATGACAAACGTGTCGCTGTACCGCTATCACCCACGGGAGGCCTGAACTGTTGACTCATCCTAGCCGCATCGTAAAGGTCCGAGGTGTTTTCTTCGTATCTGTAACCTCGCTTATCTTGCTTCGCCAGCCTGTTTGCCAGAGTCCTGGCACTAACGTCACCTGTCTCCGTTCTAAGTACGCCCGGCTTTTCAAGTGTAACCAGGTTCTTCCAGAGTTTTCTAGCATGCCTGAACTTGGCTAAATCATCGCCGCCAAGCGACTGCTCCACCGCATCGTCAAGGACAGATTTAATACTTCCTAATTGCTTCGCCAGGTCAGGGTTTGACAAATCACCTTTATATAGAGCCTGTATCTTGCTGCCGATCTGAGAAGAAAACCGCTGGTACTGGCTTGCCGATATTGACCCGTCTAAACTTTGATCAAGGATGTCGCCTACTAAACCTTCAACGTCATCGCCGCCAAAGCCAATCGAGTTTAATCCGCGCTTGCTGTCGTCAATGACCCCGAACATCTTGTCAACGATACCGTCACTAATCTCAATTCGTTTTTTGCCGTTTGTCAGGCTAGTAAACACATCGGATATTCTTTGCGCAGCGGTCCCCAGTTGGTCGCCGGTAATTGACTCAGTCTTTAATCCAATCGACTCGCCTGCAAGGCGGTTAACTGTCTGCTGATTTTTCTGACGTAGGTCATCAATCATCCCTGAAGTGTACGGGTATGACTCCATCCCCGCTTCAAGCTTCTGTAGAGTTTTATTCCCTGTACGCTCACCCGGCGTGATCTTGTAGCCAATCTCATCGGCACGTTGTACTAATCGTGGGTTGACGGTCTGACTTGGTCCCATGTCGAGCGGGTTGCGAATGTCGGGGTCTACTGTGGGGTTTCTGCCTGAAATACTGTTTGGAGCACTGCCCGAGGGTGGCAACGCTCCTAACGCGCCAGGTTGTACCGGACCTCGGATCGCATTCATGACCTTACCAGCACCGTAAGGTATTGCGGCAGTAAGACCCCCGCTTATTGCTGCATTTACTGCTTGATCTCCCGCGCCTCCTTGCTCATGCCCAAGCCCTGCCAGGATCGATTGACCTGCAACCATGCCCCGCAGGCCTCCCCCAATAGGGGTCATGTAAGGAATAGTTTCTCCAACAAAAGCAGAGACTGGGTGAGCCTCAGAAACGGGGGCATATGCCTGATCTGCCGCCTGTTGCTCCGCATTTATTCGCGCCTTACCTGCTTCATTAGAGAATATGCTGCTAATACCTGCAAGCAGCTTGTCTCCGGTCCTGCCAAACCCAAGCACTGTCGCGTCAATAGGTTTTATACCCGTGGCGAATCGGTAATCTCCTTGGTTAAAGTCATTGTATCCAGCCTCATAACCGACATCTATTTCTTCAATATTCTCAAGCTTGTCGTACTGGTCGGCAATGTAGTTGGTGGCCTTGATGTTGGCCTCTCTTTCCGAGCCAGCCGAAACCTGAACCTCATGGATCCTGTCTTCTCTTTGCACATCTACAATATATTGACCCATAGCCCTACTCCCTTACTTGTCTCGTTCCTACAACCGTTGGCCTATTGGTACTGCCCGGCGGCCTACTGTTTTTTGAAGCCCCAGTGTAACCGTCCCCAATGTCAAACCTCGGGCGATTCTTGTTGTTGTACCCTTTCAAGGTCTGGTTATCATCGTCATAAAAGTAACGAGCCTTGAGCTCGGTGTCCCTGATAACTTGCTCCATCTTCTCAATAGCCTGGCCAAGCTTTACAGAGTTAACCTCTCCGGTAGCCCAGAAATCAACAAACATTGCCTTGATGTTGTCAACGTCATTGTCTGATACTGGCGTCAGGCCATACTCGCTTACTGCCTTTAAGGTCTCAAGCATCGAAACGACACTCGCCTCACCTGCATCTGGATCAAACAATGCCGCCAGCGGGCCCATGTTTTGTATGCCGGTCGTAAGGCTTCCATCGTCTAGCTTCGCCTTTATATCTCGAAGGTCTGTAACCCTTGATTGCAGCAAAGGCGCACCTGTCATTACAAAGTCCTCAAAGACCGTGTCTTTTTCAGCCCAATCAGCACCCCTGTCGCTGGCGTACTTCTCTTCGCCAAGGGCTTTGTTTCTGTAGTTTTGCTGCCATTGATCTAGGGGTATCTGTGTGACCTTGCCACCCGGATCTGTCTGCCTGATGTATGAGACCCCACCAACATCAACAAGCTCGTTCTTAGCTGGAGATCCTTTCACGCCGGTATCCTCGACCGATCCATCTCGCCGTATAATATGCACGTTACCATTTTCCCCGGTAAACCTGCTTTGCACGTTGGAGGATCCTGAAGCGTCAGCACCTAAAAGCTTGTTCCTGCCAGCGTCGTTAAGTGACAACCAGGACCGCATAGACAACTGACCAGACTCACCTCGCGCCATCGTATTTTTTAGATAGTCTGTGTAGGCAGAGACCTTGTTCCGCTTACCGTCAACCCTATCCTGCTGCTGCTGCTGGTATTCTTGTTGTGCGCGTTGCTCGGCCATGTAATTTTGCTGCTCGGGGGCCATGCCTCGGTCGAACATCCTGGCGTTCATGACCGGCGCCATCCTGTTGCGGTTATGCCCGGCACTGCCACCGGCAAGCAGCGCGTCACGAAGCCTGCCTCTCAAACCTCCACCCTGCCCGTATGGGTTCGATCTCGGGTCAACTTGGGCCATAGGCGTGTTAATCGCGTAGGGGTCTTGGACCTCCTCTACGCCTCCAAATGGGCGCCCTAGTCGTCCTGTGCTTTCATATCTGCCGTTAGCCATCTTGTTGCTCCTAATATTCTTCTACTGTCACTCTTCCAGAAAACCCTGGGCTGTTTAACGACCCTCCACCAAAGCCACCATTAACGTACCTCATAATGTCGGCGCTGGCTCCCTGGCCTCCGGTTGCAGCGTAGAGCAACCCAGCAATGTTTTGAGCCCACTGAACAGCTTGTTCTGTAGTGAAATCATCCGTTCCCATGTGCTCTTTCAAAGCCTTGTCAACAGCCTCTCGATTGAGCGACCCGTCTTCGTTCGTGTATTTTTCTGCGGCTTGATTTGCCTCGACCTCGGATACCGTTGACCTTGTCCCGTCCGGGTTCAGTTGACTCCCCTGCCCTAGAGATTCTGCGGCGGTTTGTTCAATTACCGCTACTGTCTGGTCAAGGATGTCGTTAAACTCTTTGCTGTTGGGATCTGACGGCATGTTTGGGTCCATCTTCAGCATCCTCCTGAGATCGTTCCTGTTGACCTTTCCATCGGCGCCAATAAGCTCCGCGTCAGGGTACGCATTGATAAAATCGTCAACCATCCTGCCAACGGTATCTAGTGTCGGGATAAACGAAGGTCCAGAAGATGGCCCAAAGTCAGGGGTATTCCCGCCCATCAAAACTTCTTGGATGTCCTGGGTTGGGTCGTAGTAAGTGCCGTCAACAATATTGCCTCCAGCAAACCCTGGCGACACTAGGTCGGAGTTAGGGCTTGCCTGCCCACCGCCTGATTGACCACCGCCTTGTTGACCACCGCCTTGTTGACTACCACCGCTTGGAGCAGAGGATCCATTGTTGATATCCATGATCATCTGGATCTCTTCTGGTGTCATGCCTGAGTTCGCGAGCGCCTCCTCAAGGTCTGACAACGAGGGGTCGTCTGGAACGCCTGTCACTGGCTCTGTGCTGGTCCCTGCTGGAACACGGGTAGAGGTTCCCCCTGGGATATTAGTATCTACTGTGTCACCAACGCCTGGTGTCTCGCTAGTGTTTCCCGCATTGGCGCCTCCTGTATTGTTGCCACCACGTTCACGGTTGATAGCCTCCGCGATTGAAGTACCGCTAATCACCGCCTTCATGATATTCATGAATCCGGGCGATCCAGCAGGGAACCCAGCAGCCTCAACCGCCGCCTGATTATCTCTAACAACGCTCTCGTTTTGCTGCTCAGACCCGCCGCCACCAATACCTATCAGGTCACCCAGCCAGCCGCCTGCTCGGTCGAGAACACCTGTTGTTGAGCCACCAGGTCCATCACCAATAGTGTCGCCAATCCAATCACCGACCCCGCCAAGGCCACCAAGGATTGTATCGATGACCCCGCCACCATTGCCGCCACCATTGCCGCCACCATTGCCGCCGCCATTGCCGCCACCGGTCAGTAATGCGGTTATGACATCAGGGTTACCGTCCCATTCCTCTGTTCGTGTGTTATTTCTCTCACCAAACCGAAAGGCAGGATCCATGAGTGCATCGAATCCCGCTTGGGCCTGGTTGTAGGGTAGCTCCTGATCAAGCATGTGCTGCGCCATCAGCGCGTCCACTTCAGCCTGATCCTGCGCCTGGAGTCGATCACCAGCCATCAGCGCGTCACCGTATCCCTGGCGCCGCATGTCCCCACCGCTCTGGATCATGCCAACACCTTCCTGTGCCATGCCCCTGATCTGGTTTGCAGCGTCTAACCCCTGGCCGCGATTGTCGAACTGGAGTCGTGCGTTCTGGCTGGAAATGTCAGCGCCCAATCCTAGCGCCGTGTTGTACGCATTGCCTCGCAGCGTAGCAGAAGTGTCTGCCAACCGATCAGCCGCACCCCTTGACGCAATAGCCTCTGCCGCGCCACGCCTGGATGAGCCTGTCTGCCCTGCCCCGGCAGATGCCGCTGCAATACCTGGCATCTGGTCCTCGTACAAGTTCCTCGAAATATCCCGACCGACCGAGTCGATCATCCCATTCATATAAGGATTGTCGGCAAGCTTCGCGACCATCTCCATGTCGGGTCCGTTATTCTGAATCGCGCTCCAATTTAATGCGTTATTAAAGTAATTCTGAGCGTTCTGGCCGTTGTCCATCATCTGACGGCCAGTATTCTGCATCCTGTTGCCAAACCACTGGGCCTCACGATTACCATAATTCGCGAGATTACCCAGCGCCCCCGTCTGGGTTCTGTTCATGTCAGAGACCCAGTCCCCTTGATAGCTAGTCCAAGGGTCTTGGTTGTTCAGCATGTTTGCATGCTGGGTCAGCGGGTTAAGCGTGGGAGCCCACGGGTCTAACTGCTCTTCCTCGGTCGTTACTCTGTCAAAAATTCCCATGCTCTGCTCCTAAAGCTTCAACCAGGCGCCAGCGGCCCCTGAAGTTGAGTCCCAATAATAAATACCCCGGCCAGCGCCTGGGTTCCAGTTTGTGCCGTCTGCAAAAGTCGTCAGGCCGTCATATTTTCTGGCGGGTTCAACGCTGACTGGCTCAAACACAAACGTATTTCTAATTCGGTTGAATGACTCCGCGATTGTCTGAAAGTACTTGTTCATCCACGAAGGGCTATCCTGCTGCGGGACCGGCGTAAATATCTGGTGCTGATCGATCATCGCTTGCCCCTTGGTGTAGAGACTTCCAGGTCCATCCCTGCGAGGCTGAACAGTGCCGGGTTCAGCGGGTCATTAGGTTCTAGCCGATATGCCAGGTATCTGCCAGCGGCCCTGATATCCACCGCATAATCTGTCGCGTCATCCAGGTCGTAGGTGACCGGAGGCTTCCATGTGATCGAGCCACCAGGCGTAGCGTGTGTGCCAAGGGTAAACTTAACAACCCCCGCGCCGATCATCTGCGGGAGGATCCTGTTCAGGTAGATAATCTTGTTCGCGCCCATGCCTAATTCATCGAGATCAATCCCACGATGCTCAATCAGCGCGTCACGCCGAAATATTGTCACCGGGTCAGTCGCGCCAGAGTAGTCCATGTTCCAAATGACGTTCTGACTTACACTGGTTCCCATCATCGTCACGGTCTCATCCTGACCACTCAGACTTGAATAGGTTGCGTCATTGAAGGCGTTATAGACCTCTGTGGTCCAGTCGCCGTAGGTAATGGATCCGCTTGCGGGTCTTGGGCCAACTGAAATGTGCGTCAGGACTCCGTTGCCGTTTAGCTCCGAGATGACCTCTGTCCAGGCATAATCATGGATCGTGTTCGCGATAAAAAAGAGGTTCGCCTCACCGCTGGTGTAGGTTCGGCACAAAAACATGATCTCGTTTCGTTTCGGATGCCAGGCGCCCACCGGAGAGAAGGAGAGGTCAGCAGAATCGTAGATGTAGCGCGTCATTCTAAGGTCTGTGAGGCTCCTCTTGGTCGATCCATCGTGTATGTAGATGTCACGATGACCGAACACAATCGCCCCGTCCTGAGTCGCTACGTGGCTCTGGGGACCAACGCAACCGTCATCACTGAATACCTGTTGGAAGTTGAATACGAACTGCCCCCCGACATAGTCCGCTCGCCACGTTCTGCGGTCAAAAAAGACCATGAGAGAGTCTCGGTATGGCTGAAGCGCCGTCAGTGCTCGACCTGGTTCAGCGAGTAATGTCTCACCGGCAAGGATTGTCGGATCCGTGTAGTCCCAGTAGGTTGTCGTGTCTCCCGCAGCGTAAGGGTGGGACCACTTGACCATCCTTGACTCTTCTGCTGCGGCAGCACCCGTCTTGGTTATGCCAACCGCAAACAGAAAGTTCTTGTACACCTCGATCACAGAGCACTTATAGTTAGTAGGCCACCCCGCCATATCAACCAGTTGAGTCAGCGCCGTGTCTGTCCACTGCGGGTTATCAATCGCGCCATTGTTGGTCAGGATAAACCACTCACCCAACTGCACCGCGTACCATTCTGTAGCGTTAACGTCTAACGTGCTGACCGGGCTGATGTCGGTCCTACCACCAGCCGGGGTGACAAATTCAACCTTGATCGATGAAGGCGCGGTGACTTTACTGACAACAATCCAACCCTCGCCGGTTATTCGCCAGTAGGGATGACTGAACAGGTAGGTCTGACCCGCGACAGAGTCCAGGTATACCTCCGCGTCTGAGTAGCTCCTTAACGCCTGGTCCTCAATCCTGCATGATCTAGCGGACCTGACACCTTGAAGTGGAATGTCAGAGTTCGTGATGTCTTTTATCTGGCCTGCGAGCCCAACCTGTCGAACGGGTATCGTCGTATTCATTTGAACGCCATCCAGATAATGTTCGCGGTTCTAGTGCCAACCGTTTCGGTGATCGTGAAACCATCAGCATCTAACGATTTAACAGTGCCTCTTCCAAACACTGAACTGTTTCTTGCGCCGCCTTGCATAAGGACATAGGCGTCCTCAGTCGTGTCTCCAGTCGCAAATCCCTCGTACCCGGCAAGGCTTGGCGTGGAGGCAGTACCGGCGTGACCCGAAATGAGCACCCCAGCGCCAGATATTCCAATGGATATTTGTGTCTGGCTCGAGAGGGTTCCCCCTGTACCAAAAGCGTAAAACATCACCACCGCTGGCTGGAACCCGACACCCGTCACCGCATGGTCGCCTATGCTTGAGATCGTCATCGAGCCTATTGCCGGGGTCGTGGGTGTTGGTGCTGGTATCGCCTCAAGAGCGGATACTCTGCCGTCAAAGCCGTTCAGGAGCGCCTGCGTGACGCTCATCCCGCTATCAAAGCCGTTAGGGAATGTCTGGCTAATCGCCTTCTTAATCGCCCTCAGATGATCATCAGCCTGGGAAGCTGGGTCGGCTGCCGTTGGCTGCGCTGGCGTTAGGTCTGCGAGGTGCTCTGCTGGGTCTAGACTCATTTCCATGCCGTCCAGGTAATTGTGCTGGCGGGTGCGCTACCCGATTGCGTCAGGGTAAAGCCGGTAGCCGTGAACGATGTAAACACAATCGTCGCAGAGGATCCGTATCCGTCAACCTGCGCTACTCGGTCAGTGTACTTGGCGTTACCTACTGTCATAGCACTCCCCGAAGCGTTATAGATGACCTTGTGCGTGTGGCAGTGGTGATTCGTTCCATCAGTGAACCCGAACGACATTGTCGCCTGCGTGTTCACCCCAGAACCTTCCTTCCCGGCCATCACCATCAGCAACGATGGCTGAAACGATAAGGTGCTCACGGTAAGAACACCGGCGCCGGTCAATACGTCGCGACCGGATGCCATTGGGATGGAGGCCAAAGTCCCGGCTTCAAGCGAGACTATCCGAGCCTCAATGCCGTTAAGCTCAGTAGGTCCAGCAGTCACCGCCCCAGTAATGCCAGGGAAGGTTTGCTTCATCGACCGCTTGATCGCCCGAACGTGACTAGCAGCATTGGCGACTAGGTCGTTATACCCAGGGTCGTTAGGGTTCAGCCCCTCAACATAATCTGCGTTATTTAATCCCATTATTGAAATGCCAGGTACATGACCTTGGCCCCCGAACCAAATTTAGCGAATGACAGGTCGAACCCGTCTGACCCCACGTTGCCGATTGCGACCTCTGTCGTGGTTGACCCGATCAAAGTCGTAGCGATAAACATATCAACTAAGGCGGTGGTCGTGCCTAACGCAGACGCCACGCCAAGAGCATTCACCGAGAGCAATTTGTCATCATCAGCCGCAGACCAACTAGTAACGCCAAGCGTGTGGTAGCTTGAAGTTATTGCGGCCCATTGATCAACGCAAAATGCAATGATGTGGTTTGGCTGAAACCCTAGACCGCTAACGGAATAGGTCTGGTTTGCGCTCATCGTTACAAATCCAGATTTCGGGCTGCTGAGTCCTGTGGGTTGCGATTCAAGTGCGGTCAGTCTCGCGTCCCAGCTATCTATCTGGGTGCTTGTCGCAGTGACTGGACCCGAATAGGTGTCACCACCAGAGCCTGGGAATGTCGCCGTGACGAAGCTTTTAACGAGTCTCAGGTGATCATCAAGCTCAGTCGCAAGGTCGCCATCAGTCGGATTCGTGATAACAAAATCACTGATGTATGTACCAGTCTCAACACCCATCAGTAGACACTGCTGACGGTTAGGTTAGACCCGGAGTATTCCTCGTCTGCGTTACGCTCCCTGATCGTGTTGAGCGTGTTGTCATAGAGCGCGTTCCAGGTTCCTATCCGGTCATCCTCGTTTAAAAATGGCGCGGCCATCAGCAGGGATCCCCAGAGATACAAATCAGGGAATGCCGTCAGGACCAGGTTGGTCGCCGTGTCATCCGAAACGTCACTCGACAGGTCCGCGTAGTAGTAGAGGTTGATCGAGTAGTCAGCGTCAGCCGTCGGATGGAATATCCACTGGGTCTGAATCCTGGCGAAAGCGTTAGGTGCTCCAACCGCAGGCCGGTTATGTAACCGCGTCCTGAGATCACGCTCGGTAATACTATCAAGTGGCCTGTCGTTCACCAGCAGGTATCGCAGAGACTCATAGTTCGCCGGGACCGTGTAGGCGTTGCTGCCTATCGTGCCAACAATCTGCGCCTCATTCTCGCGGCACTGTATAACCCTGAACAGGCGTTTCTGCGCCATACTGATAAAGTTAGGTATCTGGTTCGTTAGGTCAGTCCTGTCGTACAGGTACGCAGCGACTTCTGATTTTAACGTGCCAATATCCGTGACAATAGCCATCGTGTTACCTCGGCATTAATATTTGGGATGCCTTCTTCTTTGGCGCGAGCAACTTTGGCGCTTCTATACGCACCCACTTCAGAAACTTTTCTTTAGCGAAGTCCTCATTCCTGGCGTACTGATCCCAGGTGTAGTGATTATTCTTGAGCCAATCTGACAGGACCAACTTTGGGATCGAACCCAAGTATGACCACTCGTTTTTGTTGCCAGACTTTGGCGCGGTATTTACTTTTTCAGAAAGGAACTTAACGTGGTCAAGTGTCGGCGCAATATCTTGCCGCTCGACTCGGTAGTTTTTACCGTCCTCGGTTGCAAAGCCTCGGCAGTAGTCGCCAATAGCCCTGGTAGGTTTTACATTCATATCTTCTCCAACAACTGAATAGGGGGGCGTTGCCACCCCCCCAGAGGCTTACGTCAAGCCAGCAGGTATCGCATCTACCATCGCATGGGCCTTGGTATTCAAGACCGCGAATGTAGATTCACGAATAATCTGCCTGGTATCAGCGTCACCGGCCTTGGCGATTGGGAAATCAACCGTTGGTCGGAGTACTGGAGTTGCCAGGTAGTCAAAGTCGAGCAGCAGGAAGCAATTGGTAGTTGAATCCTGGTTCCGATCAAGGACAACGTCTAACTCACCGTAGTAACTTACATAAAGGTCAATGACATTCATGAAAGTCTTCTCGTTACGTAGATCACGTGACCTACCACTCTGGTAGGCGAATGAACTGATGTAACCGGCTGTCGCTGGCGCCGTGAACAGGTAAGTGGGGTTACCACCCTGATCATATGTTGCCAGGTGAGCATCAAGCAGACACTGCTCAAGCTCAGCCACTGTAGTGATCGCCGCGCCACCAACCAAACGGTTAGCAGTAGCGTACTTGATCACGCTAGGGTCAAGCTGAGACTGAAGTGACGCAAACTTACGCGCAACACCAGCAGCACCTGCCGCAGCAACCTGACGAGCACCACCTGGTGCGCCAACAATCGCCATCTCTTCGTCGTTAGCCATCTCGCCATAACGAAGCTCAAGCTGGTAAGCCATCTCCGAATCTCGACCGTACTTATCTACGGTTTCGAGTGTTCCAGTGATCTGCGCCGCTTTTGTCATTATCTGACAATAGTTTTGCAACTCAGTCACTGCGACTGAACTATCAGCCGGAGCGTCTGCCCCTTCTAATGCAGCGTTGGAGCCTGCTGCCTGTAATACGTCCTGCGTCCACTCATGCAACTTACCTGTCGCACGAATTGTTCGTGACATGCTTGCCACGGGGTTATCAACGGGACTGATAATGTAGATGCTATCCTCAACATCCTCTTTTTGTCTTAACTGTGTATACGTTCCAAATGCGGCCATGCGCTTTTATCTCCGGTTTTGCGCACCCTCTCTCTCTCGTTGGAGTTTCTCTCTAAAGAAGTTAACAGAAGCGTCACGGTCACCAGGTCTCTCCCGGTGGTCTTGCTTCGCTGTCCTAAACTTCCCCTCTGAACTACGCCGTTGTACGTTCCGAGTCTGCGAATTGGTGCGCGAACTTTTCTTACGAATGTTTTGGGCTCGCTTCGGATCTCGACTAGCGAAGTCTTTATAGATCAGCCGAATAAGTCGGTGATCAGTGAAGTCGCTAAACTCCTCAGAAGTGAACTCCAATTCCTGTTTCGCATGCTCTGCCAACTGTCCGTAAAGCTCATTGCCCCAACCCGGTATCGTCCCTTTCAGGATATCTTTTGATAGTGCAGCCTCATCGTTCTTCTGTCGCTCAAGCATCTCTGATGCCTGGTTGACGTAACCCTGGTGCTGACCCAATGCCTTGTCTTTTAACGCCACCGCCTGCCGATACTCAGAGACTCTCTGTTGGTATTGTGCCGGGTCTAATGTCTGCTGTAGGTTCTGCCAGTTAACATTGTTCCAACGCGACAGATAAGTTTCTGCGTTGTTGACGTATGTCTGGAGAACGCCAGCATTCATTGCTGCGTCAGATTCAATTTGCCTTCGTTGTTGTGCTAAAACTTGCGTTTTGCGGGTGTAATCGCCCTGCATCTCATTTCGCAGGTGCTCGGCTTCTTCAGCCTTTGCCTTCCAGTGTGCTGCGTCTTCACTCAGCTCATCTGCACCCTCGGCATCGTCGTCAAGGTCCACTTCCTGGTCATCAAGTTGATCGTCAGTTACCTCATCAGCATTTAAAGCGTCTGGGTCGTCCATCAATTGAGATTCGGTTTGGTGCGCGTCCTCGTCATGCTGACCGAGTTCGACTGTTTCGGGGATTAGCGGTGGCTCGTCATTGATGACACCACGCTCGTTAGCTAACGCCTCTCTTTTTCTTTCAAAAAAACTGGGTTCAGAGTTCCCTGCGGATTGTTCTGATTCAGACATTCTTTACTCCTCTTCATGGAGTAAGTCTGCCTAACGGTTTTTTTAAGGAATACTGCTACCCATACAGGTCGCTGAGTCGCGCCTTGTTGAAGTCGTCATCGCTTAATGCAACGGCCTCATTAACCATTGCCGCCAAGACCAACGAGGCTTGACTGATGCCGCGCATCGCGTGATACAGTCCCTCTCTTTTTTCTCGTTCGTGTGGGTGAGTCTCCATCCACTGGTCCTGAAGCTGCTGGATTGATCTTAGATGCGCCTCGTTGTAAATCTGCGCGTTCAGCAGTGCCGCCGCTTGCTCCCCCTGGTTGATCAGTTCCTGCTTGGATAGCGGCTCTGGATTGTAGGTGGGCTTTGGCGAACTCTTTTTTTCGCCGTTCTTGGTACTCTGGGTCATCCTGAATCCTCTTCTCTATCACTCGACGCAGCATTGAATTGCCGATCTTTGTCGGATCAGGCAACTTAGATAATTTTTTCCTAATCAATATTCACCGCCCTCTTCTGACTGTCCTCAAGACTGATCTCTGCTGAACCCTTTGCAATCTCCCAGGACAGTTTCTCGTCCTCCCTGATGTTGTCAGCGACCGTGTCCCTGGCGTCTACTTCTGCCTTCGCCTTGCTGATCTCCAGGTCGTTCCAGTCGCGGTCGTTCTTCGACTTTGCAAGGAACTGCTCAAACTGATAGCGGTCCATCTCAAGCTGCTGCTGCTGCTGCATCATCTGCTGCTGTTGCTGCGCCTGCATCATCTGCTGCTGCTGATGGTCCTGCATCTGCTTCGCCTGGAACTTCTGCTTCTGCTCGTACTCGGGAGAGTCTGGGCGCAATAGATACGAGCTCGAGTCCGACACTCCGAGAGAGTCGTAGATGTCGTCCAGCAGCGCATGCTTCTGCGCGTAGCCAAACCCAAGCTTGAGGTCAGGGTCTTGCAACTGGAACTGGTAAATAGCCAGCAGTGCCTGCCCGTGCCGCTCACGCTCATCAGGCGTTAGCGCGACAGAGATGTTCATGTCCACATCCATGTCGGGCCATGACCCTGGCTTTATAAGCTCGTACTTCCCCGCAACCTCTCGATTGTGGGTCCGTTGGTCATTCCTGACGCCTAACTTGTAGATGTACTGGCAGAGCGGGACCATGAACGTCTGAGCAAAGTCTCTCGCGGCTCGTATGACCCGTCGCTGTCCGGCGTTTGTCAGCCGTTCGATCATGTCTGAGGCGTTTTGGTTAGTCACCGCCCCCATGTTCATGCCCTTGCTCAAGGCTGATATGCCTGATCTTGAGTCCTTGTCCGCGTCCAGCATCTGCACAACCGACAACGAGAGTGGGCTCAGTTCAGGTGTCGCCAGGGGAACGATGGATCCAGGTCGTTGGGTCCATACAGTCCCCCCAATGTTATTGTCAATCAACTCTCTGGGGTTCTTCACAGAGCCAACCGTGGCCTCGTAGCGGGTCGTGTTACGCATCTGCTGATTGTCTATGATCAGCCGTTTTAACGTGCTCTGGACCTTCTGAGTGTGGCTAGTGAGGTCAGCGTCAGCTAATCCAGTCTCGGAGTGCGATATCTTGAACTCGGTCCACTCAAAGACCGGCATTTCAGTGACTTCCTTGATGAGCATCTCGCCATCCTCATCCTCCAGGCACTCGCCGTTGGCCCACATAATC